TACCATAGTATGGTGATCCTGGATTTGTTGGTGGATTTGGTGCATTTTGAGGATTAAATTTACCATCAGGATCATTTAACACTACCGTCGCAGTTCCAGCCTCAAAGTTAGAAAGAATACGGTTACGACCTCTACGAGTAGAGACTCTCATAACCATGTCACTAATATCTACAATGTCAGCAGGTGTATCTCCAAGAGAGTTATTATCTAAAATACCATAAGTTAAATCATCTAAAATAAGAGGATATGAAAATGATGGTCCTGACGCAAAGTCAATTTCTACTTTTAGTACTGGTAATGTCATTTTAGACCACCTGTAATGTCAATCCGCTACCATTATACTGATTTGCTAATAGACCATTTCTTACAGCAGTTACTAAATCTTGTTCTGTTGTTACATTACCTGCAACATTTACAACAACATTTGCTCCACCAGCCATTAGATTTCCAGAACTAATTCCTGAAGCGGTATTCATAGTAGAAGAATTAAATGCTTGGAATCTAAATCTCTCATCATAATCTCTTGATGCAACAGATGCTCTAAATTCTGCCATAGATGCTTCTTCTGCCATGCGGAAAGAACCAGGATTAAAGTTAGAAGAGATTGGAGTTCCACCAACTGATGCTGCTCTCATTGCACGAATCTTGTCAAGTTCATCTACCTGAGCAATTTGTGTAAATAGAGAACTTTCATCTTTTAATGCATCAATTTGTTCTTTTAGTTTAAACCCAAGAGCAGATCCAAATCCAACTTCATTTCTCATTGCTGTTAGTGATGCAATTTGTGCTGCAGTTGATGCACCTTTTTGTGATGCTGCTAATGCTGCTTCTGATTCAGCAAGTGCTGCTGCTGCATCTGCTGCTGCGGCTGCTGCTGCGGCTGCTGCTGCGTTTGCTGCATCTATTGCTGCTTTGCTATTACCATCTACTGTAGGTGTTGTAATAGTTCCAGTTACACCCTTTTGTAGTTGAGCCATTAATGCTAATGCTTGTTTTAACTTTTCAATCAAAGATTCTATGCCAGTAAGCATTGAGCCATGATAGTTGAAAGGCTTTCCTATTTGCAGTAAATACTTAGATATTTCGTCATTAGACATTCCCCATGTTTTCTTCAACCTAACAACTTCTTCATCAGTCAAAGTCATATCTTCTACTGCAAGAACAAAATCAAGGTAGCGATAAACTTCTGCGGCAGTAACATGCCACTCACCTCTGAGTTTGTCTACTTCAGCAGTGCTAATAACACCATCTTGAATAACTTGAACAGCCTGTAGATATTTCTTGGCCTGATCTGTACTCATGAACCATGTGTTGGCATATTTCTGAATTTCTTCAGGGTCTAACTTATAGTCTGAAACAGCAATAAGAGAACTAATATATAGTTCTGCCTCTTCTGTTGACATTTTCCACATGAAGGCAAGTCTGCCAATTTCTTCTATAGTTACCTTGTTGTCACCAGACAAAGCCTGTAGAATATCTCTTTGTCTCTCTAATTGCTTGTTATATTCTTCTGCTGCTTTTGCTCTTACTTGTTCAAGAAGGGTCTTAGTCTTTAATTCTTCTAATTCAAGAATCTTCTCACTTCGTGCTAAGTTCTTTTCAATGGCCTTATTTTGAATAGTCTGATAAGTTGCCTGATCAGTAAGAAGAACACCAAACTTCTTTTCAATTCTTGCCTTTATCTCTGCTTCTCTTTTGGCTATAGCAGCAGCCTTCTTTGCATCTGCAGCAGACTTTGCTTGTAATCTTCTTAATTCTTCTTGTAGGGCTAATTCTTCTTCTGATAATTTGACTACACTATCTTGTGTTGCCTTATAATCATTAAGGGCATCATCCATAGACTGAGTAGCCTTATCAGCCATATAAATACTAAACGAAGCCTTTTGTGCTGCCTCAGATAATTTTATTGTATCTTTGCCAAATACCCAATCAATAACTTTCCCAAGTCCATAAAGTACTGCAGTAAGTGCAGCAATTTGCTTAAAATATTTACCAATAAATGCAAATGTTGCAGTAAATGCTGCTTTAAGTCTTAATAATGAAGCAGTAAGTAAATTAACGCTTGTGGTTGCTCCAGCCATTGCTCTTGACATGTTTGCTGTGGCAACAGCAGAATTCATAGCACTGGTGTAATATCCAATTACAGCACGAGTAAGATTTACAAGTGAGTTTGCCATTACCTGTCCACCAACAGCATTGGCACCTTGTGCTGCAGCATTTTGCAAAGCAGCCGTAGTTGTCATCTTAAGGTGCTTACTTGTGACCAGTGTGATCAGACCTAATGTTGTTTGGATTACAGAAAGGGCTGCCATTGCTTTTCCAACAATAGATAATGCTACTCCAAGTTGAATCCATCCAGCAATTCCAAATGGAAGAATATTATTTATGCCTTGAATAACATTATAGATATTTGTAAATGCTCTAACAACTTCTTTGATATTTCCTACTACGACCATCAAAGAATTTTGTAGTCTAAACTCATTTGCATTTATCCAGTTCATAATTGCAGGAATAATTGATATTGTTATATAGTCTGCTAATTGCTGGAATGCTGGTAATAGGGCTTGGCCTATTCTTTCTCTTAATCTATCAAATTGAATAGTTAATTTTGTCCATGGATCTGTATTTGCTGCTGCTTGTGCTGAACCCTTATAGGTTGTTTGTAGATAGACAAGGGCAGCACCTAAATCTTTATTCTTGACAATGTTTTCGTCTAATGTAGGAATTAATTTCTTTAATGCTGTAAAATTACCCTGGCTTGCTTTGGTAATAGCATCTGTAACTATAGATAAATCTTTTCCTGTACCCGCAGCAACATCAAGGGCAACACCTTGAACTATGGTTGCTTTATTTATGTCACCAAATGCTAAGGCTAATTTACTAAAACTTTCTCTTAATTTTGTATCCTGAACATTTGTTAAAAGTTCTGTTTTATCTATGTATGCTTCTACTGCAGCAATGGCTTCTTCAGTAGCGCCAACAGTATTTCTTAGATTATTTGCAAGAGTTGCTTGACTCTTGGCTTCTTCTATGTAGGCCTTAACAGAGTCTTTGCCTAATTTAATGGCAAATGCTGTTGCTGCTGCTGTAGCAATACCAAATGATTTTCTTACCTTTTTACCAAAAGCATCAAATTGTTTACCAAGTTTATTTATATCTTTTTGAGCAGCCTTAGTTCCTGCATTGTTATATTCAGAAAGAATTCGTGCAATTACTGCTCCTGTAGCCATTTTATGAACTCCTTCTCATATTTAAATTTCTTTGTAACTTATCTTGAACAATTTCAAATGCTCTACTGACATTTTCAATAATTCTGTCTTTATTTTGATCTACCGCTTTCCAAACTAAACGAGAAGCGTTGCCTTCTTTATTTTCAAGGTTACTTACAAAAGTACCAGTTTTATTTAATCTACCAGCCAATTCATAAATAACACCTGCTGCAGATCTATTCCTTAATGCACCTGCAGATGTTGTATAGTCTTTTCTTACTTTACCTTGTGCTCTTGTAGTAGATATCCCTGATTTAATAACTGATTGATCCCAAGAAGGCCATCCTGCTCCACCACGAGTTCTCGGATTGCGAGCAGGCTGAGTATTCCATCCACTAAGTGGAGGAGTTGCTTTGACAAAGCCTTGTGCATCTTTTTTAGCAAGGTTAAGTTCAGAATTAATAACTTTGTTAAATTCTTTTACTGCATCTTTGTCAAATTGCCCTAATGCCTTTAGAGTATCTTTAACTCCAACTAACACTACGGCTTTTTTACTCATTTCCTGCTCGCATTCTTGGATCGCTCCTTGAGATAAATAACTATTGCTTCAAGGACACCGCTTGGTGCCTCTATTAAATCATTTGGAGATATTCCTGTCTCCACAGAGATCATTGCTATTGTATAAGTTAGGCTGTCTCTGTGGATTCGGAATTTGGGTCTGTGATCAACTCAACGCTTTCAAGTGTATCAAGAAACCCTTCGCCAAACGGCTTTACTACTTTTCCACCATCACGCATGGCTCCCCATGCAAGAAAGTAGATATGTTCCAATTTCTGGTCTTCGCTAAGTAACTTAACAAAGCCTTTATTGAATTTATTTTCAAAGGCAACCAGTGTCTTTGGGCGTAGTGAATATACGCCTTCTTGTCCATCAGTTGTCTTTACTTTGATTTTTAGTCCATCCATTGTATTGCTCCCCGCTATTAGGCAGTATATTTATATATTTGACCATAAATTGGCCAGGATACCTGTACAGTAGATATGTTGCCAACTTCTCCATTCAAAGGAGTCCACTCGCTGAGTGTAACCTCAAATGAATATTTAGGATTAGTTAGGCTAACTGCACTACTTTTAGGCTTTATTTCGCACCAACGAATAGTTCCAATCCAAGAAGTATCTGGACTGGAATTGGAATCATAGTCATTAAATACTTGTTCCATTGTTAATGCGCTATCAAAATCTTGTAAAAATTCAAATGTAACCGAATTATCTGCAAGACCTGGGACACGCTTTTTGGCAGTGTCTGTTATTTGTGTAGTCTCAAAAAGATCATAAGAAGTAGACAATGTTACGCTTCTAATATGATCGCTAAGATCATAAGCAGTAACAGATGAACTACTTGGTTTAAATATTACTTGAACATCTTTAAGGACTAATATTGACATATTATCAGGAAGTCGCTTTTACGATTTGTCCGCTAACAGGCCAGGTAACAGAAACAGTAGACAATTCGCCAACTGCTCCATTAAGTGGTGTCCACTCAGAAATTAGAACTTTGCCTGCTTTTGTGGCGCCAGATCCTGAATCATCTGCCTTGTAAATTGGATTAGTTGCAGAAACTACTGCAGATGTTGGCTTAACTGTTAGAAGTGCCTCATTTCCAATTCCAATTGCTGAGATTACTGATTCAAGAGCACCTGAAGCAAAATCATTATTTAGTTCAAGTGTTATTGAATGGTCCTTAAGGCCTGAAGTTCTTGTTCTTGCTCCAACTGCTGACATAGCAGTAGTTTCAACAACATCTTCTGGTGTATTGAGTGTAACGCTGGTTACATACTGTGAAATATCAGTTAGTGGGGCGGATGCTCCGATTTCCACAACTGCGTCTGTAAGTACTAAACGAGCCATTGTTATTTATCTCCTTCTTCATTTGTTGATTTGAAATCAGACACTTGTGGTGCCTGTCTTACTTGTGGTGCTGGTGTTGCTTTTTTTATGC